TGCTGTTACTATCCTGAAAACCCTTGAGGAATTAGCGAAAGACAATGAGCGGATATTAAACGGGGAAAAAACAGGACCTGATAGTGTGAACTTGGTAAAGGATGTCCCCGATAATTTTAAGAAATGGACGGCGGATAATGCGGAAAGGATTCAAAAGGCGAACAGCAGGGGCACGTTACCGTATTTTATAAAGGATAATATGGGGTATGTCAAAGCAGGCAGGATAGAAAAGGCAAAAATCATGGACACATTGAAGGGTAAAGTGTCTTACAAAGATTATTACGGAGGAGGATCTTACGAAGCACCTGTCAAAGAAGAATACAAGTTTGACAGGGCAGAACTTGAAAAAAGAGGTTTCTCATTTACAGATGATGAAGTGGATGAAAAACTATTCAATGAAATAATGCACGGTTTCAATTTGGATGAATTTGATGATGAAATGTTGGAATTAGGCAAAAAATACAGGGTTGTGTGGAGTGATAAACTGATTTCATATTACGGTGGGGATTTAATCAATATTGAGTATTATAGCCATAATAGAGGAGTAACCCTCATAAGGCGTTATAGAAAAGGCAGTGTATCTCATAGCTTCTTTCAAATGCCAAAGGATATGCAAGGACAAGGCTTTTCAAAAGAAGCATTTAAAATCCTTTATAAACAATATAAAAATGCAGGAATCGAAAGAATCGACGTTCATGCTAATTTGGATGTAGGCGGGGCTACTTGGGCTAAATATGGGTTTGTTGCTAAGGCTGACAGTTATAATAAACTTGTATCCCATATAAATCGTAGCTTAAATATCTCAAAAACAATAACAGAGGAAGAACATAAAGAGGTTATGGTATGGCTTGAAACGTACAAAGGAAAAGACATCCCGTTAAATGAAATTGTTGGGAAGCCTTATTTTACTGAAATGATGAAATATTCAGATTGGGAGGGATATATCGATTTTAAGGATGAAAATCAAAAAAAGATATTTGAAGCCTATTTATATAAAAGTAAAAATCAGTCCCAGTAGCTTACAAAAACCTCGTAAATCTCATGCTTTGTCTTGCATGATTTATACCTGTCATATTCTTCTTGTGAGAAGCTGCTCCAGTCTTTCCTTAAATTTTCAAGGGTTCGATAGGGGAAAGATAATACATGCTTGTATGGCGGGTTATCCCAAAATTCAGCTTCTGTAATGCCGTAAACTTTTAAAGCATCATCAAATTTAAGTTCCTTGTGAACATATACTGCATCAAAAACCCCATGTGCCGCCAATTCAAGACGTTCTTGTTCGTCTCTTGCAAATTCCATGTGCATTAATGTGGTTAATTCTTCTTTCATATCTTCTTTCATGGCATTTATTATTTATCTCTGCTTTTCCTTGTTAAACGTTCTTTTGTAATGGTACATTTCTTCCCGCTATACGGTTTATTTTCCGTTATCTTTACATTCCACAATCGTGTAACTTTACATCCTACTTGTTCAGGTGCAAATTTAGTGAAAATTGCCGACAATCCCCCGAAATAATACTCTGTTTTTCCGTTTATCGGTTCTTTGAATGATATTTTGTATATGTGGTGTGTCAGTGTTGTCATAAATTAATATCTTTAAAATTTGAAAATTCCCTATCTTTGAATAATTCTGCTAATCCTGTAATTTGTTTCAGGCGAAGCAACTCATCAGCGTCCATACCGATATTTTTGAGTATCCAAGCATCGGACATACCCGCTTTCACGAGTTCCGAAACGATATTACTCATCAATTCAATATTGTGGGAGCCACGTGCGCGGTTGTGCCTGATAGTGGAAGCCATACGATTAGATATGTCTTTTTCAATCACCACGACAGGCATCATGCCGTTTTCACGCTCATAGATGTCATTGTGTAGCATCATTACCCTGTATCTATGAAACCCGTCCACTATCTCGTAACGGTCAATATCAGGCAGGTAATAACACACTATTGGCATGGTATAGCCGTCTTCTTTGATTGATTGATAGAGCAGTTTCATTTCAGGCGGCGCAACCTCATTCGGGTTGTAGGCGTTTGCCTGAATTTTCTCTATCGGTATAGCCCTAACATTATATACAGGGCTTTTGTAGCTGCTTTCTTTACTAAATAAATCTCTCATAACAGGGCTTTATATTTATCCATTATGGCTTTTCGCCGTTCATTTTCGCTCTTTGTCAAAGCGAATCCCATATATTTGCATAGATGATCATTCTTCATTATGCAGATACACATACGTTTATACGTTGGTATTAACTGAAAATCCGCACTATCAATGTCATCAATATATTCCATTCGCACGGGCTTTTTGTCGGTTTTATAGTTTGTTCCCGTTCCGACTTCAATATTAACACCTGCGTTTCGGAGTTCCTGTATGGTTTTGTCCGATAGTACCCCGCCACGCTCGCGCCAAAACTTCATCGAAGTTTCGAGCTTAGATAGATAATTATTGCGGGCTTGTTCAGGCAAAGTATCTAACAAAAAGTACATATAAGATTTCCACGAATGCCCCGCAGGCAGCTTTACTGATTTCCATCCCATTGCGGTTGTTCCGCCGTATATTCCTGCAAAATTCACACCATTAACACGTCCTACCATACGTCCCCAATTATTAGGGTCAATTACTCTGTAAAGTTTCAGGCTTTCGGTTGCCCAATCATTGAAAGGCGAGGCAACGCGCATTTTATCAATCGGCACTCCAGCTTGGTAAAACAGGTCGTAAAGGCGATTATATTCCCAACCAAAGCGGGCGTTTGCCGTCCATATATCCTCCGTAATCCAATCATAAACAGGATACGCATTATAGACATTATCATAAGTTTGTTTTGTCCATATCAGCCCGTTATAATTCTTATAATTGCGGTCGCTATGGATAGCCCTCCACCGGTGCAGGCTCTCCTGTGTACGGATACCAATTAATGAACAAGTGCGTTTCGCGTTCTTTTGCTTATGAAACCAAAACCCGAATTTGTCTTGAAATTCATAGTCAGTCATTCCTTTTTGATAAAAATCGCATGGATTATTTGCCTCATTAATGCTGTTTTCAGGCAAATCCCGTACCCAAATATCCCGTTTTTCGGCTTCCCATGGTATCCAATATGACTGAAACATTGAAGTCGCACAATGCGCTTTCAAAGGCAGGCAGGTTCGGTAAGGATCAATAATATCAAGATTTTCAGAAAGTGTTTTATCGACATAATCGGTTGTCATTTGGTATTGCGCCTCGTAATCAAGATGAAACACGCCTATTTTGCGTTTCAAATTATTACGGCGTATATAGTCAATGCAAAGGTTAAGCAGAACTCCGCTGTCTTTTCCTCCCGAAAAAGAAACATAGATATTGTCAAAATCGTTGAATATTTGCGCTAATCTTATTTGCGTTGCTTCGTACACGTTCATTGCTTCTTGTATTTAAGTCTATGCCAATTTTTTCCGTTTTTTGTTACTTCAAATCCTAATTTTTTAAACTTTTCCAAATATTCATTATTTGAAAAGGCGCTTAGCCCTAATTGTTTTTCTTTGGTATATACCTGAATTATCTTTTTTATGAGTTGGAAAGATTTTTTGCCTCGAACATCAAAAAGATTTCCTATTTGCATATTCTTTACACTTAATGCGTATTTTACAGAACAAAAACATATTAATTCGTCTTTTTCAAAGCCCAAATACCATTTATGCAGTTTTGATGTTAGAATAGGATTTCCGTTTGCTTTGACGAATTTTATATCCATAGCAAAAGGGGCAATATATTGATATATCCTTTCATCTAATCCGTCAATAATTTCTATTTTCATAATAATTCTATTCTTTCATGTCAGTAGGGAAAGGCTCATATAACATATATAATTCTTCAACTAACTCCTTCTCATTCATGCTTTTTTCAAATTGGACTACACCAACCGTTGGACATTCAAGAATAATAGTTGCAACAGTTTCGTTAATATAAATCTCATTGACATCTTCGATAAACCCTTCGTCATGAAGATCATCTAATTTGCTTGTTAAAATTTCCTTTGTTATCATTTGTTTTGTTTTTATTCGTAAATATAGTTATATTTAATATAATCACAATTCTTGCATTAAATTCTCTTTGGTTTTTCCCTTAAAATATTCTATCATTCCGATTTTCTTTTGAATATTACGGTCTATAAGACTTTCAAGCCCAACATTTCCCGTTAAATCCCAATACCTGCAATCATATTCTTGTCCGGTGCGGAATGTTCGCCTTCCCGATTGGACACGCAAAGCATAATCCCAAATTTTGTCAAAGTACACGGTATTGCTAAGGTATTGCAGGTTTAAACTCATCGCTTCCTTTTGATAACTGAGAACCGTTGCTTTTGGGAAATATTTTTTGCACGCCTCTTGACTTGCTATGTATTTGCAGAAGATAATTGTTCGGGTTTCGTCTATTTTTTTGAAAAGCCCGTCCAGCACTTCAAATTTGCTTGGCGTACAACAATAAGTATGCTGCATTTTCTGCGTCATCTCCAAAAAAATGTTGTTGTTTTTCCACATCAGCATTTCGTCATCAAGGTACTTTTCTTTCAATCGGTAATACTCTTTACTGCAATCTTCATCAAGGGTATAACGCAATTCGTTGTAATATTGACCGACATTCAGCAATAAATCACACTCAAAAACATAGTGGCGGATAAGCGAATAGAGATAATCAATATTTTCATATCCTGTGATAAATTCTTTTGTATAGCCCTTGTGTCCGCCAAAATACTTGGTAACAGTGGTATATTCGCAAAATGTGTTCTTAAATTCCGCCAAACTCATATTGAGAATTTTGTGGCTCAAAAATTCCATTTGCGGATAGATGTCGAGTAGATTACGGCTCAAAGGTGTGCCGTTTAGGACCAGCTTGTATTGTGCAAATTGCCCTAAATCAAGCATTCGCTTGGTTCGTTTTGCCCCTGCATTTTTGATTTTCAGGCTTTCATCGACCACAATAAAAGGATTTTGAGCATGCGCCACATAATTGCGCATATCAAGATAAATGCGGTCAGAGGCTTGCAGGCTCTCTATGCCTATGTATCGGGTAGGAGCATAGAATCCACCCCATTTGTTTATCTCATCCATTATCGTAGGCAATCCTTTGTCGGGGTTTATAGTTCTGTACGGGGCTACGTAAAGCACGCAATCTATCTCTTTAGCGCGGTTTACCAATTCCACAGCAACGCGGGTTTTCGCTGTCCCTGCTTCCATGAACAACGCTCCTACACGCCAATCTTCAAGGTGTTTTTTAGCTTCTTGTTGCTGTGGAAGTAAGCCTTTCATCTTTTCAATTCGCTTATTTCGTTAGATAATACTTTTTCTTTTTTTTCAGGTATGTGATGTGTTACCGTGTAAGTTGGCAACATATCACGACTTACGCTGTCAAACCATGTTTCTTTTTTATATGAATATTGCAGGCTTTTTTGTTTTAAAATCCACTCTGAAATCCAATACGCGTCCGACTTTATCACATCATAATCCTTTCCAAAAACCTGACTTTTGGGTATTACCGCCGTTGAACCGTCAAAGGCGGTGGCTTTAAAAGCCTTCTCAGATATACTGAAAAGACTTTCAAGGCGTACCGAGTAACATTTAGTTTTCATGTTCGATTGATTTCAAAAAACCATAATAATTAACAGCATGTTTCGGAAGAAATGGATTTTCGGAAATCCACTGGGAATATTTTTCCCTATTTTCTATATTAACCTTCTGATTTTTACTTCCGTGTAAAAATGAATATAAGTCGCCGTTTACAAATTGCATGCGCTTGCTTTCATATTCTGCAAGTTCTTTTTCTTTTTCAATCATTGATTTTTCCCATTCGTCGATTTTTTCTAAATCAACTTTAACTTCTTCGATTTGAATAAAACGGTCTGAATCGCTGAAAGGCATACCGATAATTTCATGAATGTTGGTGTATTGTTCATGAAAGAATTTATTACTAATGGTTCCCTTTGCATGGTCTCCGACAATTTTAATAAAATCTCCATTGTCTTCGCATACTGCGATTGAATAATATGTGCCGTTAAGTCCATTTGCTTCATAAGCAGGAGAATAAATTTTGTACGTTTTCATTTTGAATTTTTATGTATTTAGATTATTAATATATTTTAAGTTTATAATTTTCTCTGATTGTGCTATCATTGCATTAGTGTCAATATCAAGTCGTTGGTAAAAATCTGCCCGCCCGATAAGCGATTCATAGGCTATTTCAATCGTCCGCTTTTCTTCTTTGGTAAACCCGAAAGGAAATGTTTTGTAAATTCCCAGCGCACCTTTAAAATCGCCTGATAGAAATAGCCTCTTTGCCTTGTCTGACTTTTTTTCTTTCATTTTTGTAGAATTTTATTTAGATATTATTTTGTTCTAAACATATAGCCTTTTTTTGTTAAATAAAGGTGACCTTTAATTCCGGCGTTTTTCATAGCGTCATATATCAAGCTATCGCTTTCATTATACATTTGGAGTTCAATCCTGCCTGTTGTCAGTGAGTTTTCTAATTTTTCAGCTTCTGCTTTTAACCCAAATTCTTTAAGGGTTTCTATCGCTTGCATTGTTTGTTTTTCTCTTGCTTCCATGGTTGTTATTAATTTAGATATTTAAAAAGTGCTTATCACATAAGTATTATTTTGCAAAGTTAAGTGAGGTAATTTAATTAAACAAACTTTTTTAAGAAAATTTTTAACTAAATAGTTAATTTTTTTATTATAACACACCTATCATATTGATATTCAAAACCAACTACTTAAAATATTTTTTACTTATGTGATAAGCACTTTTTAAAATTATTATATATTTGTGCAAAATATACCGTTAAGTTAAAAATCATCACATGAAACAAAAAATTTTAGATGCGCTAAAAACTAAATTTCCAGGGGTTAGCGAAAACATCTTAAACAGGATAGCAGAGAAATTAGCGAAGACTGTAACAACAGAAGAACAAGTACAAACCGCGATAGACGGGGTTACTTTTCAGCAAGTCATAGACGGCGAAGCCGACCGGCGTGTAACCGAAGCATCGCAAACGGCTGTCGCTAACTACGAAAAAAAGCACGGATTAAAGGACGGGCAAAAGGTTGAAGGGGGGAGTGTAACCGAAAATAACGACCCTACTAAAAAGAAACCAGAGACGGATAATAGCGGGGAACTTACTTTAGAAGCTATAACAGCGGCAATCACTGCCGCAAATAAACCTTTACTTGAAAGAATCGCCGCCATTGAAACGGGAAAGGTTTCAGAAACACGCAAGCAGAAACTTGGAGCTATCATCGAGAAATTGCCTGAAAGCCTGCGAAAACCGTATAACCGCATAACCTTAACAGAAATGACGGATGAGGATTTTGAAAAATTCCTCACTGAAACGGAAAAGGAGGTAGAAGGCATTGCATCTGATGTATCAGCCAAAGGAGCTGTCATCAATCCACCAATGGGAGGAAGTGTCTCCAAAGGGGAAGTTTCCGATTCTCAGGCGGATGAAGTTCTTAAAGGAATGTAGAATTTAATTATTAAAAAATGGCAGAAACTAATTTAAATAACAAAGACAAAGTCGGCTTTGATGCGGGGATTGACGCTGTTACGATTGTGAATTACATCGAAGGTATTCCGGGTGGACGTTCGCTTGATGTAACAGGCTTCAAACCGTCTGTTATTAAGGCAGGTCATATTGTTATCAAGGAAACGGCAACGGGTAATTATAAACCCATGCCTGTAAATGCAGCGGACAATGCTTATGAAGCCCTGCTCGCAGGACACACGATTGAAGGCGTAGTTGTAGCTTCTGTTACAACTGATTTAGCTATGGTTGGTATTATGGTGCGAGGAAGCGTAAATGAGGTAGCAAGTCCGTATCCTGTTACGGGTGCTATCAAAACGGCGCTCCCACATATTCGTTTCACTCAAGATTAAAAAGGTAAATTATGAATCCGACATTATTTGTAGAATACGTAAAAAAATGGTTTTCAGCATTGGCAAAACGCTTTGTTGAAAAGACAAATGACAGCAAGAATCCTATAACATATCTTTTCAAGACAATGTTAAAAGCCGAGCTGTCCCCTGACTTGAAATGGGAATCTTTGAGTGTGAACACGTCGATTGTAGCGGCAGATGTCGTTGCGATGGATTCTCCTTTACCTTTGAAAAAGAGGGATTCTATCACATCGGCAAGTGGAACGATACCAAAACTGGGTATGAAAATGTCAAAGAGCGAGAAATTACTCACGGACATCCAAATCATGCAGGCGCGGGGTGCGACGGAACAACAGATAGTACAAAAAATATTTGAGGATGTTCCCCGTGTTATCGGAGGTATTAACGAGCGTTTGGAATTTATGTTTCTGAGGGCGCTATCAACAGGGGTAATGCTTGTTGAGGATAGCGAAACCGTCGGAACTGGTATTCGTGTTAGTTTTGGCTTTTTGGGCAAAAACAGCTTCAGTGCAGTAAAGAAATGGGGTGAGGGAGGCTATACGCCTATCTCCGACATTGAACGCATGCTGACTAAGGCAGGAGAAGAAAACGATGTTATTACTACAATCGCGTTAGATAGAGCATCATATAATCTGATTCGAAATTCGGAAGAATCAAAAGCCTTATATGCCGCTTCAATAGGCAATTACACAGGAAACAATCAAATTATTCCGACACCTTCGCAGTTTGACGCAATTATCGCCGATGAATACAAGGTTAAATTCCTTGTCATCGAACGGGCTGTGCGTTATGAGAAGAATGGAAAGCAGATAAGCGTAAAACCGTTTGCTGAAAAGACCCTTGTATTCCTGACTACGGAACAGGTCGGCAGGTTGGTATATGGTATTTTGGCGGAAGAATCAAACCCTGTTGCTGGTGTTAGCTATCAGAAGGTAGATAATTATATCCTTGTTTCAAAATATTCTAAAAACGATCCGTTGCAAGAATTTACAAGCTCGCAGGCTCTTGCTTTGCCCGTAATTGAGAATGTAGATTCAATCTACGTCTTAAAAACAGAAGAGGGTCAAGAGGTTGACGAGAATGAAGAGGAAGGAGACAATGACATTACCATTTTTGGGTCAGAAGTCGAAAAGGCTGATGTTATTGCAGCAGTGAACGTATTGGGGGTAAAAACGCCTACCAATATCTCAGATGCGAAGCTGATTGAAAAAATCAACGAGTTGAGCGAAGAGCAAAAAGCTGCATTAAAAAAAGCATTGGGACTTCCTGATGAAGGAGACGAATAATGGCAACAATCCTCGAATCGTTAAAAAGCATAAGCGACCGCCCTATTCCCCAATCAGTTTTCACTACAATTGCAATCAAGAGGGATGTAAAACTTACGGACGATGCTACTCAAGAGATATTGCTATCAAAACCATACCGTCTTGCAATGGCGGACGTGATGAAGTGGGTGGCAGATGCTCACAATGTTCGGCAAGCCGATGTTCAGTTTGATTTACTGTATTCAACAAGGCAGGATATGAAGAACGCTGCAAATGCTATTTACGAAGAATTGGAGGATGATGCTTTTATTCCTGAAACAAAAACAAAATTTGGTTACAAAGGCAACAAACTGTAAGTATGATAATTACTAACGGAACAATAGAAGCAAAGGAAAAGACAGGCGGCGGGCTTGACGGAAACGGCAATCCCGTCCGCCCATCCGAAACCTTTGGCGAGCCGATACCCGCCCGTGTTACGACAAATAATAAAAACAATCTCGGAAAACAAGACGGGAATGCGTTTATCGTAGCCTCTTATGAGATTTTAATCGAATCCCAGACGTTTGAGGCGGAACGGATACGATTGACACAGTTAGGGCGTGATTTGGGGGAATTTTCCGTGATGTCAGTAGAATACTTAGAATCAGTAGGAGCTGTTAAAATCATTGTCTAATCATGCCTATAAAGCAAATAACGCCGATGCAGGCGATAGAAAACCACTTGAAAGAACAACTTGAACGTAAGGAGGAAGCTATTATAAACACGCTTTCTTACGTTGGTGAAGCCTGTGTAAACGAAGCGCGGATAGGCGGGCAGTATAAAGACCAGACAGGAAACCTGCGGAGTTCAACAGGGTATGTTATTGTGAAAGACGGCAGGATTATTCGACAAAGCAGTTTTGAGCAGGTTAAAGAAGGCGCAAAAGGGACAAAAGGAGGCGAGGTATTCGCAAAGCAGCTTGTAGGCAAATTCCCGACAGGGATATGCTTGATAGTTGTGGCGGGAATGAATTATGCAGGATATGTTTCAGCCAAAGGCTTGAATGTGTTGGACAGCGCCGAAGATTTGGCGGATCAAATGATGAAACAACTCGGATTCAAATAAAATGGCAAAAACAGGACAACAGATAGAAGATGATGTTTACGGAATGGTAAAAAACAGTTCGTTAGCCTCATTCATATCGGGCGGGGTTTACAAGTACGATATTCGTCCGCGAGATTCAAAAAAAGAAGACGCTATTGTGAAGTTTGTTACGGGTAATGTCACTCAAAATCCGTTACAAAGCGGTACAGTTGTCGTCAATATTTATATTCCTGATTTTGACCCTTTCGAAAACGGCGTCTTAGTGCGGGACATATCCCGATGTACAGCGATTGAAGCCGCCGCAAACAAGTGGGTAGAATCGCTTACCGCAGACAAGTCTGATTATTTGTTTGAACTTGCGCAAACCATTTACACAGATGAAGAGCCTAAAATAAACCAACATTTTGTATCAATAAGGTTAAGATTTACATTATCAACATTTTAAATTTAAAAAGATAAAATTATGGCAGTAATAGGATGGGGAAAACCCAAAGTAGAAGGAGGGAAACTGACGGCTAACGGGGGAGCGCCGACAACGTGGATAGTGTTCCCTGAAATAGTTCAAGGAACGGCGCAATTAACAACTGAGCAGGGCAACAAACAAGAAGCACTTGAGGAGGGCGGAGGTATTGTTGATGTGAGGTTTGACAAAAGCAAATATACTTTTGAACTTGAATTATTTGTAAAGAAGGGCGACACGAAACCGATTGAGGACGACGACGGAATCATCCTCGATAATTATGCCATTCGTTTAACCCCTGAAGATCCGAAAACTGAAGGGTTTATAATGGATAGGACTAATGTGTCTTGTGTCGAAACATGGACAAGCAATGACGGAAAACGATGGAAATATACCTTTAGCGGGCTGAAACCGCAAACAGGTAAAATCCTGAAACCATACAACGCTCCAACAGCGTAATGTACTAATCTTTGTAGTTTTTTTCATTTGTTTTGTGCCTTTGCGGTGGGAGGTTAAACCGCAAATTGCGGGTTAGAGTAGTGGTATCTCATTGGGTTCATGTCCCAAAGAACGCAAGTTCGAATCTTGCACCCGCTACTATTTAAAAAGCATGGATACAATAGAAAAATTAGTTTGTGATACATTATTGCAAAACTATCAGGAAATAACAGTAAACGGGCGGAAATTCAGGGTTTCGCCCCCAACTGTGGCTACTTTAATTGAAGTATCAAAATACATTTCACAAATACCCGACATAAAAGTAAGTGATGACGGATATATGCTGTTTGAAGTATTGTCGTCGGCAAAAGACTGTGAATGTTTTGGCGATATTACCGCTATATTGATTCTCGGAAAGAAAAATCTTGTAACAAAAAAACGGTACTTGTTCGGGCTGATTACGCGTGAGCGGAACAATCAAAAAAAGCTGGCTTCCGAGTTAATCAATAACCTTTCAGCGGAGGATTTAAACGGGCTTATCCTTGAAATATTTAAAACCCTGCGCGTGGATTTTTTTTTCAGTATTTCCACTTTCCTGAGAGACATAAATCAGCTGAAGCGGACGAAAGAAGAAATGACAGTATCTGGGCAAAAATCTCAGCTATCACAGCCGAGTACCACTTAACGCCTGATTATGTGCTGAATGAAATGAGCTATGCTAATATGATTATGTACAACGCAGTTATACCAAGCTACGATATTGATGCAGATAAGCAAGCCGACAAAAAGAATGGAGAGACGATTAACGCGGACGACCCGAAAAACAAGGACAAAGTAAGAAGTATTTTATATGGTTAATGAAAAAGATTAATTAAAATGGCAGTAAACGAGGAAGGCAGGTTGTATTTTTCAAACTCTATTGATAACAATGAGTTAAAGAAAGGAGCAAAAGAAGCATCCGATGTACTTAAAAACATCGGGGACAAAGCCATTTCTGAGGGGGAAAGGATTGATAAAGCCTACAAAAAAGCATTTGAAGGAATATCAAAATACGGGATAAATTCGAAAAATGAACTTGTAACTGCTATCGAACAACAAAAGCAAGCCATTGCAAAATTAGAAGAAGAATACGGTAAAGTAAACGCTGCATTTTATGATGTCAAAATACCTGCAAACCCTGATGACGCTTTTATAGAGCAGAGGCAAAAGGCTCTTAAATTATTATCTGATTCTGGCGTTGAGTTGAACCGTGAAAAGGCAACATTAGAGCAGTTAGAAAAGGCGTATCAAAAACTAACCGAGATTCAGGAAAAATCAAACAATGAACAGAAGCCTGAAAAAGTAGTCGCATACCGTACGCAGATACAGAATTTAACAAACGAGATGGCGCGACTGCGGGAATCGGGACAAAAAGAGACAGAAGAATATAAAAAATTAGAGGCAGAATTAAAACGTGTAGGAACGGCGTACAATGAAGTCAGTAAGGAGAAAAAACTTCTTACAACAGGCGGAAGCAGCAGTATTGCGGGAATTATGTCAGGCATAAGCGGTATTGCAGGAGCGTTTTCCGCCGGACAAGGGGCATTATCTTTGTTCACTAAAGACAATGAGAGGCTGGCTGCCATTCAAACCAAATTGCAAGCGGTTATGGCTATCACTATTGGTTTACAGCAAGTATCAAACACGCTTCACGCTACAAGTGCATTCCGAATTAAAACAGTTACACAGGTCACACAATTATGGACAGGCGCGATTAATCGGTTGTCCGTTGCTCTGGGAATATCCCGTATAGCAGCACAAGCACTAATGGGGGCGCTAACTATGGGGCTTTCTGTTGCAATAGGATTTGCGGTTGATTGGCTGAACAAATACATAGAAAAACAAAAGAAAGCAAAGGAAGAACAAGACAAATTTGCCCAAGCCGTTGCAGATAATTCGGCTCAATCAATTTCCGCATTTGAGAAATTAAAGAAATCGTATGAAAAATTAGGAGACACAATCAATGAGAAAACAGATTTTGTAATAAAAAACCAAAGCGAATTTAAAAAATTAGGCGTAGAAATAAATAACGTCAATGATGCCGATAATTTATTTATCAAAAATGCAGAAGCATTTAAGAATTCAATTATTGTTCGGGCGCAATCTATGGCGGCAATGGAACTCGCATCAGAAAAGTATAAAGAAGTCATTAAAGATTATGCTAAGGTAGAGACAGAGAACTTAGATAAGATATATAAAAAACTTGAAAAAGAACTTGGTAAGGAAAAAGCAGAAGAACACTTTTCAACGATAAAAAGACAGATACAAGAAATGGGTTATGTTTTTGGAAGTACTTATGATGGAGTGTATGTCAGTACAGAAGTAAATGCGATAAAAGCGGCTAAGAAACAAAGAGATAGTAGATTAAAATCGGAAGGAGACGCATTAGTAAATCAAAGTATTCAGTACAACGCTGAGTTTGTTAAAAAAATCAAAGACGCGAATATAAAATCAGGTGAAGAATTAAAGGAAGGAAGTAAAGAATGGTGGGAGGCTTACAGGGACTTTCAACAAAATATGCTTAATAAAAATTTCACGGACAAGGACGTTGGCTCCCCTGAATATAATAAAATAAAAGCAGAAATTTTGAAGGCTAATCAAGCCCTGAAAACATTTGAGGAAAAGCAAAAACCTGATAAAAACAATAAAGACGCTGAACGCAAACGGATAGAAGCCAACCGCCAAAAGGTGGAAGCCGCCGAGCGTAAACAGAGGCTTGAGGAATATACAAAAACAGTAGCCAAGCAGGTAAAAGATTCCGAATTTGAAATACGCCAATCCAAGATTGATGCTTTGGACGAGGGTTTTGACAAGGAAAAGCAGCAAATAGAACTTAACTATGACAAGCTGGTTGAGAATAACAAAAGGCTTGAGGAACAATGGAAGCAAGAGTTGAAAGACCATATACGATTGAAATGGGAAAACGAAAATCCGAATTACAAGGACGAGGGAAAAATTTTTGATTTCAATGCACTTAAAGAAGAAGAAAAACAGCTTAATGAAGAGCAGACAAAAACATTGAAAGGCTATACCGATGAAGCAAATAAATATAAAGAAAATGCAGAAAAGAACCTGTTAAAAGCCCTTTTGGAAAAATATCGTAACTATGAACAACAAAGGACAGACATCAATAAGAAGTTTGACGAAGAAAGGAAAGCCATAGAAAACAGCGATAAACCACAGGAAGAAAAAGACAAATATATTGAGAGATTAGAAAAAGGAAGGAAAGACGCACTTAAAGCCGTCAATAATGCAGAAATAGAGGAGACGAAAAAGAGTACCGACTTATTTGTACGGATGTTTGCGGACGCTTCCCTGCAGTCGGTTAAAGAAATCAGGAAAGTAATCGATGAAGTGCAGGAACTGTATGATTACCTGTCTACTACAAAAACAGAGGACATCACGGCTAATTTTGGCTTTGATGCCGAATATCTCAAAAATCTCAAAGAAAATGCCGAACAATTAAAGGCTATCCTAAATGGCTTGATTGCTAAGAAGAAAGCATTAGCAGATAAAAGCGAATTCCAAGCCTTCTACCAAAGCATAAATGACGGGGTAAAGAAGATAAAAAAGGGATTAAACGCGGAAGATTCCAAGAAGGGAGCTATAGATATTTCAGACGGCATAGACATTATCAGTGAGTCCATAGATAAAATATCTCCTAAAGTCAAAAAATTTGGAGAGGACTTGAGCGTTATTTTTGGAGACAGCAGCATAGGCGAAAACATAGCCATATTAACGGATTCCCTGAATGCTCTTGGCGAAGTTGCTTCAGGTGTTGGTAATATTATGTCTGGGAAAGATATAGCTGGGGGGGTTACAAGTGTTATATCGGGGATGTCTAAAATTTTCTCAATGGCATCCGCCGCTGAAAAACGTCATCAGCAAGCCCTTGAAGAAATCGCACAGAGAAGGCTTGCAATACAGCGGGAATATAACTTGTTGCTTCTCCAACAAAACCTACTGTTAAAAGAGGCTGTAACTATATTCGGGGAAAGAGAAATTGTCAAAGCGGCTAATGCCGTGAGAAACTATGGCGAGGCGATAAGTCAGCTGGAAAAAGAAATGAAGGGCAACGCCCCTGTTTCACGAAATACTCGTATTGGGGGTATCATGGGCAGTTATCTTAACAGCTATTATGATACTAAATATCAGCAAGAACTTAATTTATACAACACAGGACTTAAAGGGTTATATGATGCTCAAATCGTAACAGGACACAAAAAGACAGGAATGTTCGGGTTGGGTAAAGGCAAAGATACCTATTCAAGTATTATGTCTGTATATAAAGATGTTATCACGGCGGAGGGGAAATTGAACACTGAGCGGATACAGGCTATTTTGAACACTCAAAAGATGAAGGATAAGACCAGAGAGTACCTTGAAAATTTGCTTGCGCTACAAAAACAGGCTGAGGAAGCTCAGGAAGCATTGAGAAATTATTTAGAGCAGACCTTTGGAGAACTCGGAAGCGGATTAATGGATTCTATCGTTAGTTCTATCCAAGACAAGGGAGTAAACGCATGGGAGAAATTCGGAGAAACAGGAGCCAAAGTAATTGAAAAATTGGGAAACCAACTCGCGTATGAGTTATTTTTTGCAGATAAATTCGATGCCCTTCAAAAGCAGCTTGAAAAAGTTTATGAAACAACCTCCGACCCTGAAGATATTGCCCGCAGGCAGTTAGACATTATTAATAGCTTTTACAACAACATCGGTGATGAGATGGACGCTGCTCAAAAATTCATGGAAGAATGGAAAAAGAAAGCCGAAGAAAAGGGATTTAACCTGTGGGAAGAAAACTCCCAAAGAGAAGCCACAGCCAAAGGATTTGCGTCTATGAGCCAAGATTCAGCCAATGAATTAAACGGGCGTTTTACGGCTGTTCAGGCGCACACCTTTGAGATGAACGAAAACCTGAAAGCGCTGGTCGCTTACAAGGTTGAGGCAAACGCCATAGTATTGGACATTAAAAACGGGATGTACCTATTGACAGCCAATTCAGAACGTGTCTTGAATCATTTGGCGGGTATCGAAAGCAATACAAAATACTGTGAAAACCTGATTGATATAAACAAGAATATCGCCTATGTAAAAACAGGCATAGATGATATTAACCTGAAAGGATTAAGATTAAGACAATGATAGGAAAACTCTACATAGACAATAAAGACGCATACAGTGCTTACGGTGTTTTCATAACATCTGGAGGGTATGACGAACTTGTTGAGTTTCCACCGTTGAAGAATATCGAAAGTAACGACTGGCCAGAGGAAGACGGAATCGAAGCGGATTTATCCCAACCGTCTTACGACACAAAGGATTTTCAGATAAGTTTTGCATCGCATGGAAAGAATAATGTAGGGGGCTTCTTGGCGCTGTTATCAGACAAAGCCTATCATAGTTTTGATTTTCGGGAAATAGGGCGCGTGTATAAATTGAGGCTTGTTTCCCAACCGAATTTGGATTTGAGCGTCTTTAAAGGTATGCAGGTATTCACGCTTCAATTCGCAAATGATTTTCCGATACCCGAAAATTATATCTATACCGCGCCACAATCAACCCTTGTCCCCACGACAGGGTATGAAATAGACGGCTTGGACTTTTCAAAATACGGAATTTATATTTTGAAAGGAAGTTTAGCGGAAGTACTTAAATCTTCCGCAGTGAAAAAGAACCTTACACAGAGTTTTAACCGCAAGAATGGTGTAGTATATGACGGGGAAATAGTTGTTTTCCAAGCTAAGGAAGTAACGCTTAATTGCCTTATGCGGGCGAGGACAATAGCCGAGTTTTGGCGCAACTATGACGCTTTACTGTATAATCTCGTCCGCCCAAACGAACGGTTATTGTTTGTAAATTATACGCAGCGCGGGTATTCTTGTTATTACAAATCATGTAAAATAACGAGATTTTATCCGACCGAAAAAATATGGTTTGAATTTGAATTGACGTTTGTCTTTTGTTCTTTCCGAACTCCAGATATGTATATCAGGTTCAGAAAGGTCAAGCCAAACTATTTGAGATTGTTAGGTAATAATAAATTTAGATTTTTAAAAAAATAAAGTCATGGCATTAGCATGGGGAAAACCTAAAGTAGAAATAGGAAAAATAGAAAGCAACGGAGTGCCTTTTATGTGGCAGGAATTGCCCGAAATAGAAAAAGACTCCGCTCATCTGGTTGTAGAACAAGGAGAAAAAACAGACGCAACGGAAGAGGGCGGGGGAGTGATTGATTCTATCCGCAAGAAGAATAAATTTACTTTTGAGTTTGTCCTTTTTGTGAAGAAGGGAGATAAGAAGCCTATTGAGGACGACGACGGTATTATTCTTGAAAACTATGCCGTGCGCCTAACTCCCGAAAATCCGACAACAGAGGGATTTTCTATGGGCAAAACGATTGTAAATTGTGAGGAAACATGGTCGAGTGCGGAAGGTAAAAAATTGAAATACACCTTTAGCGGTTTAACATCGGTTAGCGGAAAAGTGCTGAAACCTTATCCGCCTCTTAAAACATTCCGATTATTCAACGGAAAATATTTGAAACTCATAAAAATAAATAAAAATTCAGTATTTAGATTTTTAACAAAAAATTAAAATTATGGCATTAACATCAGAACAAGAAGCTATTTTGCTTCAAATTATAGACGCTTTCAAAGACGGAAAGGGTATAAATGACCTTCCAAGCATTGGGGCAGTAAACCCCTTTGATTTAAAAGTTGAAGTGTTGGATATAGACGAAGAATCAAAGCAAGGCAATATAGCCGCGCTGATTCCGTATGTTGAAGAACAATGTGGCTATGGCATTGAGTGGGATACGGCTATTTCATCGCCGATTTGCACGCGCATAGGCAACGTTTCTTTACATAAGAGTTTGCCTATTCAGTCGAAAATGAAAGGCTGTTTGTTGGCTGACAACGGCGATGTTGTCGAATACCTGCACCCGACCAACTGGAAAGCGTATGACCGAAGTGGCGCACGGGGGCAGGTAATGGTTGAGATACCTGCACACTGGCGGAAATTTGAAACGGAAGGTACAAAACGCCGTGTAAAAATCAGCGAATATCCGCTCCCTGGATACCATGCTGTTCCAAAAAAGTATGTATCAGCCTACGAAGCGGTATTTGAAAGAAGTACAGGCAAGTTATGCTCCGTTGTAAATGAGGGCACAGATTATCGCGGAGGAAACAACCAATCTGATTGGGATGAAACCTACCGAACTGTTATCGGACGACCCGTGACTACAAAGAGCCGTACTCAATTCCGCGCTGCAGCTCGTTTGCGGGGTTCAGGCTCAAAATGGAACTGCTACGATTACAATGCGCATAAAGATGTTGCATGGCTTTTCTATATTGAATACGCCACTTTAAACTGTCAAACGGCTTTTAATGCTCAAAAAGATGTGAACGGCTTTGCTCAAGGCGGACTTGGAAATGGAGTTACGACAGTTACTGATGCCGATTGGAATACTTTTAACAGTTATTTTCCATTCATTCCTTGCGGGCATACGGATGATTTGGGGAATTTATCAGGTGAAGTAGCTTATAATCTTCCTGCTGAATTTCCTGGAAGTGTTCGAACGGTTTATGCCAACCGTTACAGAGGCATTGAAAATCCTTTTGGGCATATTTGGAAATGGACAGACGGAATCAATATTGAAATAAAATCAGAAGCAGACGGGGGAACGAGCAAGGTTTATGTTGCGAAAAGTCCTGCCGATAACAGCGATAGCAATTACAACAATCATGAAATGCGCGGACTTGAGGCTCGGACAGAAGGCTATACAAAGGAAATGATTTTCGGCGAATTTGGGGATATTATTCCAGCAGTTGTCGGCGGAGGCAATACAACTTATTGGTGTGATTACCATTATACATCTATTCCTGCTTCGGGTGTGGCTTTGAGGGGTGTGCTGTCTGGCGGTCGGGCGAATAACGGGGCGTTTGCGGGCTTCGGCTTCGCTGCTTCGAATTACGCCCCCTCGACTTCGAATGCGTCTATCGGCTCCCGCCTTTGCTTTTTACCGTAAAGCGAGAGCGGTCGGGCATTAATTAAAGGTTGGTTACTCTTGGTGTGCTGTCTGGCGGTCGGGCGAATAACAGGGCGAATGCAGGCTTCAGCTACGCTAATTCGAATAACACCCCCTCGAATTCGAATGCGAATATCAGCTCCCACCTATGATTTTCAAAGGTTAAAAAAAATAATAAAAAGAGTAACGACCTTGCCTCTTGGCAGAAAAAGACAATATCAAATGAGTGTTGGTAGGGGTTTCCCCGAAAATTCTCAAAGTGAAAAGCAAAGTGATGAAAAGGATAGGAGACATATATAAAAGGATTATAGACATAGATAATCTCCGCCTTGCCGATAAAAATGCAAGGCGCGGAAAGCCCTTATCTTATGGCGTAAGGGTGCATGATAAAAACAGGGAAGGTAATATCCAAAAACTACATGAGATGTTGGAAAATAAGACATTCAAGACATCAGAATACGATATTTTCAAAATCTATGAACCGAAAGAAAGGGATATTTACAGACTTCCGTATTTTCCTGACAGGATAGTACATCATGCCATTATGAATATCCTTGAGCCTGTGTGGGTTTCTATATTCACTTCCGACACTTTTTCGTGCATCAAAAAACGCGGTATTCATGGAGCAATGCTAAAAATGAAAACAGCAATGCGGGATGTAGAAAACACGCAGTACTGCCTAAAAATAGATATTCGGAAATTCTACCCGAGCATAGACCACGAGGTATTGAAGCGAATTGTACGCCGAAAAATAAAGTGTCGTGATTCTTTGTGGTTACTTGACCATATTATTGACAGTGCGGACGGGGTACCGATAGGTAACTATCTGTCTCAATATTTTGCTAATTTATATCTGACTTATTTTGACCATTGGATAAAAGAAACGGTGGGGCTAAAATATTATTTCAGGTATGCCGATGATATGGTTTTTCTTCACAGGAATAAGGCGTTTTTGCATGAGCTTTTAGTTCGTATCAACGACTATCTAAATTCCGAGTTAAAACTTTCATTGAAAAGTAATTACCAAATTTTTCCTATTTCTTCACGAGGGATAGACTTTGTAGGGTTTGTTTTCTATCACACGCACACAAGAATAAGAAAGAGCATTAAAAAAAACTTTTGCAGGTCCGTATCAAAGTTAAATAAACGGGAAAATATAACTGAAAAAGAGTACAAACAACGGATTAGCTGTTGGCTTGGGTGGGCTAAATACAGCAATTCAAAACATTTATTAAAATCAATTATTAAAAAAGAATATTATGGCAACTTACGATTCTAAGCCCTCAATTTATGAGGCAAACGGGGACGGTTCTTATACCTACCGGTGGAATATTAAAGAAGTAAATCCAATGGATAACGCTAATGACACAGAAAGTATTGGCGATGAACAGGAACAAACGAAGGAAACCCCTTCAAAATGGGAATGCAACGAAGTGGTTGTGTGGGGAACAGTAACGCGGGAGAAATTGACGACAGCTGTTTTAAATAATCTTTGGAATAGCGACTATGAGGCAAAACTAATCAATGATTACAATGCCGCCAAAGAAAGCGTTTTCGGAAGCAAAACAGGAGCGGAAGCCCAAAAGTATATCGACCGCTACAAAACATTCCTTAATGAACGGAAAGAAATAAAGACGCAAATAGTGAGCGACTGTGAACTTCTAAACATAGTATAGGATGAAGCGGTTTAGCGAACTCGGGGTAAAACAGGATGATGAGCGGAAGGTGTTTAATTGTACCCAAGTATCTATTTCAGACGTTATAAACTGCGAAATAGAAGTATTAGATTTTATACAAGGAGTAAAAACAAAACATGGGGACGGAAGGTATCTGATACACTTCAAACACGAAGGAATAGAGGGTAAATTCTTCTCAAACGCCGCAAACCTGAAAAATGCCCTTGACCAAATCTCTAAAGATGATTTTCCTTTTACAACCGTTATCCGTGCTATAAAGTGCGGAAATGGTAAGATGTATCAATTTACATAACAGAAACCATGGTAATACATTTCAACAATACGGCAATAGATATAGCGGTGAACGATGAAAGTTACCGCAGCAGGAGTATTAAGGGCGACGATAATTTGACGGTTTATTTTTCGAAACCCGAACATATCGATATACCCGTTGGAGCGTGGACTGAATTTGAAAGCCAACGATATGAGCTATTGCAGCCCGAGAATTTCAAGAAAAACGGCACGAGGAATTTTGAATATACCTTGATTATGGAATCGGAACAAGCCAAGTTGAAAAAGTATAAGTTCCGAGACACTACAAGCCGAAAACTCAAATTTTCATACACAGCCCAACCGCAGGAGCATATCAAAATGTTGGTCGATAACATGAATCAGCGTGAGTCAGGGTGGACGGTAGGAGAGTGTGTTGAGTCTGTCGAAAAGGTATTGTCCTATAATCATAACTATTGCTGGGATGCGTTGAATCAAATTGCCGAAGCCTTTGATACGGAATGGGAAATAGTCGGTAAAAAAATACATCTCCGTAAGGTAGAGTATAATAAGGATAATCCATTACCCTTGTCATACGGGCGTGGTAACGGGTTTAAACCAGGGTTAGGACGGACGAACTATGATGAATCAAACCCCGTTGAAATTCTATTTGTTCAGGGAGGCGAGCGGAACATTGACCCGTCAAAATACGGCAGTCAGGAACTTTTGTTACCTAAAAACCAACAACTTGATTATGAAGGGCATACTTATCAATCGGATGCGGATGGCTTTTCCATTCGGCGAACAAATAAACCTTTGCAAACGTTGGCGGAAGATAGCCTTGATTGTTCCAATATCTACCCAAGTCGTGTGGGTACGGTAAGTTCTGTTATTGTTGTGGATGTAGATAATCATTTCTACGATTTCATTGATAACAGCATACCTGCAAATCTCGACTTTTCACAATACCGAATTGACGGGGAAAAGATGACTGTTATTTTCCAATCGGGAATGCTTGCAGGCAAAGAATTTGACTTAGAGCAAACCGACAAGCGGGTAACGGGATATGTTCACAGTGAAAGGCGCTTCAAATTAGTGCCACAGGAAATTGACGGACGCACAATGCCTGACAATATCTACAAACCTGTTGCAGGCGATAAATACGCCGTTTTCGGAATGATGATGCCCGATGAATATATCTGTGATAACGCCACCCAAACAGGCGCTTCATGGGATATGTTCCGAGAAGCCGCAAAATACCTGTACGAACACGAAGAACCTCGTTTCAGTTTTACGGGAGAATTGGACGGTATCTGGGCGAAAAAGGATTGGCTGAACATAGGCGGTAAAATAAAGTTAGGGGGATATGTCTTATTCACTGATAATCAATTTCAAACCGAAGGCGTTCTTATCCGAATAATCAACATAAAAGACTACATAAATAATCCTCACAGTCCTGTTATCGAACTGTCAAACATTACAATCGGCGGAACGGTCGCAGGTGAATTGAGGAAGATTGATGAGAATGAGGTTTACACGGAAGATTTGCATAAAAATGCGTTGCAATTTACTAAACGCCGTTTTCGGGATTCGCTTGAAACAATAGGAATGCTTGAGGACGCTTTGCTTGATAAATTCACTAACTCAATAAATCCTATTGCCATTCAAACAATGGCGATGCTTGTCGGCGATGAAAGTCTGCAGTTCAGGTTTGTAAATTCTAAGACAAACCCTGTGGAAGTGTCTCATACTGTAAGTTTCAATCCAAGCACAAGGATATTGACCTCGTCCGCAGGGATAATCCAACACATGACATTAGGCATCACAGACGTATCATCTGGGCATAAAGTTAATGAGTATAAGTTTTGGGATATTCCTGTATTTAACACACCTCCGCTTACCGATGATTCAAAAAAATACTACCTCTATGCAAAGGTAAGCGCAACGGGAACGGCGGGTACGTTTTATATCAGCGAGACAGCAATAAGCATGAATGCCGTTGCGAACTACTATCATTTGCTTGTCGGTATTCTTAACAGCGCCTATGACGGAGAGCGGAGTTATGTTGATTTATACGGCTTCACGGAAATACTGCCAGGACAAATAACAGTTAATCGGGTTGTTTCTTCCGACGGGCTAAACTTTATTGATTTCCTGAATAATGCTTTTCGCGTCGGAAATAATAATACCTATCTTGATTTCAACACTTCAAAGGACGGAAAGTTAAGGCTAAAGGGAACGCTTGTGCAAAGTGAATCAGGAGCAGAACAACCGCTCGGGTGCTTCAGGGGCGAATATAACCCAGATAACTTATACTATAATGGAGATGAATCTACTTATGAAGGCTCTACTTACAGGTTTATTTATAACTCGCCCCAACAAGGAAAAGTGCCTACAAATACAACCTATTGGGTTGTTGTAGCATCTAAAGGAACTGACGGGGTAGACGGTGCATATTTTGAATACCGTTACGCAAAAAGCGGCTCAACGACGGCACCTCCTGCATTAACAGTAACTTCCGCAGATCCTTCGGGGTGGACTACTTCAATGCCAAGTGTAAACGCTTTGGAATATCTATGGCTAACCGTAGCAAAGAAATCAAGTGCGGGGGCGTTATTGCAAAATTGGAGCACACCTATACGCACGAGCGGAGTTAAGGGAGATAAAGGAGACAAGGGAGACAATCCTGCGCTTGTTTTTAGAGGGGAATACAGCAGTACTGAAACTTATTACGGCACAAGCACCCGTATTGATTGCGTGGAATACAATGAAATTTATTATGTTGCCCGCGTAGATGCGGGTAATGGATTTTCAAATAAAGTTCCAACAGACATAACTAAATGGAACACATTTGGAGCGCAATTTGACAGTGTGGCGACTAATCTTTTATTGGTTGAAGATGCTACAATCGGGGACTGGAGTATAAAGGACGGAAAAATAACATCACAGCAAACCATTTCCGATAACTCGCCTAAAGCACAAATGAACGGTAATTATGGAGGGGTAGCCTTTAATACTGACGTGGTTTATACGGATGCATACGGAAATCCAAAAACCGCCATTGCAAAATTAGAATTAGGCTCGTCTGAAAGAAACGATACAAATTCAAGCCTATGGATGGTAACAGACAATAATTATATAACACTTTTAAATGAAAAAGGACTTCTTGTATATGGGTCAGGACATGGATGTGGGAGTGCAGACGATTACCCACAGGGGTATCGCAAACAACGAAAAGCAAGTATTTATGGAATTTCAAGTTTTGGGTATGGTGATAATTGGGAATGTACCATTGGCGTTTATGGGACAACAGACGGTGATATTGATGTTGATAAAAATAATGGTGGACATGGCTATAATCCATGTCCAAGCTATGGGGGATATTTCAATAACCTTTTGGTTGCAGGTTTGAATTTGTACACCAAGATATTAAATAATTCCAATAATGGTTATCACGCGGATGAATATGACACATTTATCAGTTGTTATAATACACAATCAATTACCATTTATTTTGAAATGCCAAAAGGCGGAAAGGGCGGAAAGACATATTTCATAAGAAGTATAAATGCAGCAGTGGTTTTAGACACATACACCTTTAGTGGGGTAAAAATATTGAACTCAAATAATAATGAGGTCAATACTGTAAGTGTCTCAAGAGGAACATTAGCAATCCTTATTTGGGACGGCGTGCATTGGTTAATTCACCAAATATAAATTTAAAAAATGCTTACTGTATAAGCATTTTTTACTATCTTTGACATAAATTTTGTACACTAAAAAAGAACGAAAAAATGTGTAAAACAACAGAAAAAATAGAAAGGCTGTTAAACGGGGTAAATAGCACAGAAGCAAGAGCTATAGTCCTGTTGGCTAATCTAATTGATGACCGATTTTCTAAAATAGAGATGACATCAAAAGAAAATCATGAGGAGTTGATGGGAGAAATAAAAGAGTATAAAGAAATTGTTGATAAAAAGTTTGAGAATCTTGAAACTGTCTCTTTCTTTTCCAAAAACAAAAAAGTCTTTTGGTTTTTTATTATCCTTATCTTTTTCCTGCTTGGAGCTTCCTCTGAAAGCATTATTTTTCAACTTATAAAACAAATTAAATAACAATTTAATCACATGAAAAAAATTTTAAAATTCATTAAAAGGTACCCAGAAATAATGACTATTCCGGGAGGGTTTGTTGCGTGGGTACTAAGTATCTACATTTTACGATGGTTTGACCCGACGAGCGGTGTGTTCGATGCAGGTGTGTTTCAGATTCCAATTTTCGCAATCATCCAATTCTTTGTATTTATTTCAATCGCTTGGCTGGCTTTGAGATTGATATATGGACGCATCAGAGATTTTTTACAATACGAATTTAGGGGAGAATTCAAAAACTTAACATCATGGCAAAAAATAAAATTATCTTATGCTGTATTTTTCTCGTTAGTATTTCTTTTGGCGTATTTAGCCAGAACACTCGTAACGAATTAGCAGAAAGGGTTTACAAGACATATACCAATGAAATCGGTGTGCGGGAACTCACGGGCAACAATGACGGTGAGCGTGTGGAAGAATACCTCGCGTCGTGCGGACTGACAAGAGGCAATGCGTGGTGTGCTGCCTTTGTGACATGGTGTTTCAAAAAATCGGGAGTGAAAACCGTTGTTTCGGCTTGGTCTCCTTCATGGTTTGCGAAAAACGTAATTTACACAAAGGGAGCGAGGGACAATTTAACGCCTGAAAGGGCGGATGTGTTTGGAATCTACTTTGCCAATTTGGGACGGATAGCTCACGTCGGATTTATTGATGAATGGAAGTCAGGCAGCTATTGCATGACGGTTGAGGGAAATACAAATGATGTAGGCTCTCGTGAAGGGGACGGAGTTTATCGAAAGAGGAGATTGAAAAGCCAAATATATAAAGTGTCATCATGGTTATAACAAAATCCCCCGAAATCGGGGGAATTAATAATGAAAAATAAATTTTAAAAATTTTCTGCTTGAACAACAAAGTTAAACAATTTTTTAAAAAAATATATACAATTTAAAAAAAAATTATATAATCACAATGAAAAAATATTTATTAATACTCGTAGCAGGCTGTTTAATCGGGCTTTTTTCAAGCGTAAAGAGTTGTCTAAATATACAGAAAGAGCGGGACAGGCTGGCTGATAATCAACGTTCTCTATTGGACGGGGTTTCCTACTATCAAACAAAAGACAGCCTCTCGGCTGCAAGTGTAGAAAAGCTCACACTTACAAATAACGAATTAGAACGTTACAGTGAAGAACTTACCAATACGGTGAGAAATCTGGGAATAAAAATTAATCGTCTTGAATCAGTAAGCAGGCATGTAACACAAACGGAATTGAATCTTGCCACACCGATTAGGGACACACTTATTATTTTCAATGAAACGCCGTTATTAGCTAAAGCGTTTAATTGGAAAGATAATTGGGTATCTGTTTCAGGAGTGATAAACAAAGACACGGTATTATGCAGAGTAATAAGCGTTGATACGCTTGTTCAGGTTGTTCACAGAGTACCCAAGAAGTTTTTATTTATCAAATGGGGAACAAAGGCTATAAGGCAGGAGATAGTATCTAAAAACCCCCACAGTAAGATAATTTATACCGAATATATAGAGATGAAAAAATAGGGACTAAAATGGGAATAGTCCCTGTTTTAGTCCCATTGTTTTGTAACCAATTGAACATCAATGTTGTTTGTAGCCCGTAGGGGAATCGAACCCCTCTTGCCAGAATGAAAATCTGAAGTCCTAACCGATAGACGAACGGGCCATCCTTAATTATTTATATCTTTCT